TTTTTGGCTTATAGCTGTTTTTTTATATGTTGAGCTAGACATTAATCCATTTGTCGTAGAAGACGCAGTACCCAATAGTCCTCCCACAACTGATATTATCTCCGGATTTTGTATCGCGTCTTTTAAAAATTTTTTCTGTATCATAATCGTAAATTTTAAATTCAAATTAATAAACTATTATCTCTCTTGTGCTAGCAATATACCATAATCCATCATCCCCTTTCGATACGATATATTCCTCCACATATCCAAGTCCAACTCCCCATTCATTAAAATATTTATAGCTCCCGTCAATCTTAGCACAAAATGAAGAAGACGATTTTATTAAAGATGGAGAATCATTTCTCGAAATATACCTACCACGAATCCGGAATTGGAATCCATCGGGGACTGAAGATGTAGGTGGTATAACAATCGTATCAATCTTTTTATAATAAACACCGGTAGATACGTCCAACAATGATCCCTTGCTGAAATCAATATTATATTCTGATACATGCGATGTGAGCTCTTCATTTACGACCCTCCACTCATATACCATATCTGATTTCATGATAATTCTACCCAATTCGTCAAAACGAATACTCTTTCCACCAAGATGTCCGGTGCCTTTTAAAAAGTCTAATAGAATCATCGGAGTGAACTTATCCATTTCAGGCGAAAAATCTTTGTAATCGGACGTAATATTCCCGTTAGCATCAAAACCATTCTGGCTAAACATATACTGGTCATAGAATATAGCCTGTCCGATTTTAGCGAATTGGATCAGGGCAAGTTCTATTTCGATAGCATTGAAATGCTCAAACGGAAGCCACGTAGCTTTTTCTCCATTTTTTGCATAATCTTCTGCCGGTGTCATTCCCTGCTCAGTGCCCAGCCATGTACCGACTTTGTTCATCACATACCGGACTGCATCCTGTGATGCATTAGGCTGGAATACAACATAAGGAGCGATATTGACCGAACAAGTATATCTAATTGTATCTGAATAGATACCAGCCGGATATGGGAGTCTGGTCACTGGCTTAACACGATACTTAACCTCTGTTGTTTTACTAGCTAACATGATATAATTACTCTTTCGTTGTGATTACTACTGCGACATTACCGGATGCCTGTTGACACATTTCTTCAGTAACTGTTCCCGAAGCTGCTGCTGTTTCAGAATTTTCCGGATTAAGGATAATGCCAGCAGCATCCATGAAGACGAAGAAAAAAGTCATGTCCTTGAATTTCGTTGTCTGTCCGCGCTTTACTAATATCGGAGTATAGACGACTGTTCCGTCAGATCCCTCTTCGATAGTCTCATCCTCAGGCGTAGGGTTCGGAATGATACCCAGCGGGTCTGATGCATCTGTAACCGTCTGAACATCGGAGCCGATGAGCGTACCATTCTGATAGATTTCAACCTTAAATTGTCCGACAGAATCTACCATATCGTTTGTCACAGTCAAGTTTTTTGCTGTCTGACCTGATATCGCTTCCCATACACCGGAAACAAGACTATACCATTTGTATGTCAATCCGGAAGCAATCTCGTCATTACCTATTCTAGCTATGCCCTGAAGAATACAACTGTCATTATTAGTTGTCAGCGTAAAATACTTATTATCTCCAGCCTGAATCGTCACACGAATAGCATTTGATGTGCCTTCCGTAATCGGAATACCATATACAGTCTGTATCTTGTCCGAAGTATTGCCTACGGCCACAGTAGCTTCAGACTTAATCGTACATGGAGCTGCTCCCGCTGCTTTTACAAGATTCTTCAGAATCTGCAATCCATAATAGTTTCTTGTACCCTTCTGATAAGGGAGTGACTTGAAATGACCGGTCTCACCATTGAATGAATTGGTAGACACGTTATCACTACCGAATGTCAGTTCCGTATCATTGAAGAACCACTTCACCAGGTTAGGAATAACCAGCCCATCTGCAACTCTTGATGATGTAATAATGTTGCTTAACGTAGGAAGAAGGGTAGAAAAATCAGGAGTAATATTTGTCGGATTCTGAGGATCACCCTGATATTCCTGATACAAATCTCCCTTGTCGCACTGCAACATAGGCATATAAACTCCGGACTTACGCTGATATACGACCTGTCCGACCTTGCTTGCTAAACTCATAATTACTCTGTTTTATCAGTTTCACCATCTGTTACATTCTCGCCGTTTTCTTCTCCAGCAGGAAGCGTAACCGGATGATCTGTATCCGGTGTATTTTCCCCGTCAGCATCCTGATAATATTCAGGAATGGTTACTTCTGCAGGCTCGGCCGTACCATCAATCTCTCCCCTTGCATCATTACCAGTCATTGCCACTCCACCGACAAAAGCCGCACGATCAAATATAGTTTCACCCGGAATAATGTTTAGATCTGCCTGCCAAAGCAGGATATTACCGTCCGCTGTCTTGTTACGGTTCTCTACAGGTGCACCAATCTTATCGGCCACCTTCTTCGTCACTTTAATGTAATATGCCATACTACTATGATTTTTGCAAGTTATTTATGATAAAATAGGTTTATATCTCTCATTTCTTTTGATGACCGCAAACATCCTCGCCACGATTTTTGCTCGTAGCGCATTGATTACGGACATCTTGTTTTTGCCTTCGGCAACTTTTCTTTCGTAATACTTCTTCAGTTCACCTCCAATCCGGTGCGTTACAGCCACGGCAGCCAAATGCAGCAATCTTTTCATCACCTTGTCCGCTCGGTGTGACACTCGTGCTTTCGAGTGTAGGGAACTTCCGGAAGAATAAGAGAAAGGGGCTACTCCGGCATAACAGTTGAATTTCCTCGGATCACCGAAACGGGTAAAGGCTTCCGTTGCGATTATCATGTTGGTTGCTACTACACGCCCAACACCGTCTATAGACATTAGCAGTTCCCGCTGCCTGAACAATACAGGGCAGGAGGCAATTACTTCATCCATTTCGTCAGTAATGGATTGTATGGCTTCCTCCAAGTCGTCCATCAATGCCTGCAAACGCTTCATCTTGCGTTCGTACAGGGATTTGGGCATATACTCCTTTTGGTCCTTCATCTGTCCTTTGTATTTGGCTAAATCCGTCACATACAAGGTGCGTTCAGACTCAAGCTGCTTCAATCTTTCAATATCTTCCGTAGGGCGTTCGTAATATTGTACCTTGTCCTGAAAACGACTGGCATAGATGGCTATGCGCTTGGCATCCACCCTGTCATTCTTTCCCCGTTGTACACCGGAGGAGTATTTGATTTCCGCTGCGTTTTCAAGCCAAAGCTTGCATTCCACGGCTTTGCAGGCACAAGCTAAAGGGAACGTGTACTGCCCCGTATGCTCCGCACAGACAAGCATTTGACCGCTTGCTATCCCATAATCCTCTTCCAAGTGATGCAGCAACGACATGATCGCGCCTTGATTGTTGCTTGTTTCTTCTTCATGTACAACCTTTCCCTCAAACATTACGCAGAAGTCCAGCTTCTTTTTCGACACGTCCACACCGATAAAATAAAAATTTTCCATACTTTTGTCTTTTACTGATTTAAGAAAGAAAGGGTTTGAACTTAACCCAACTACCTTAACAATGGATGTTAACCTACTATCTGGGTCTGGGTTCAAACAAGCAGGAAGTCCGCTTATGGCAATGAATCTCGCAAACTTCTTAATTCTAACTGGTTCACTTTCTGCATTCTTTCTTTGTTTCACAAATTTATCCTTTCTATTTTATCTGTAATCCTCGGATGCAAATCTAAGGTAGTATTCTAATTATTAATTCTGTCAAACAAAACATTACCATCCGCATCTTGCAATACTGATTCGTCTGTATCGTCAATCAATATTGCTTGTGCCCCACGATCTTCAATCTGCAAGTCAAGCAGCATGCCCTCTGTGAAAGGAATGGTCGGACTTACTCCTTCCCCTGCCTTACTGTAATCTGATGCACCAGGCTTTTTCACCATCCAAATAAATTTAAACCATTCTTCAGGACTGGATATCATTCCTTTTGCATCACGTACATACCCCTGAGGATATATGTAACTTGTACCAGCCGGACAACCGGTAACAATTCCTTTAAAATCACATTCAATCCGTGGTATATACCTAACGATACGAGTTGTTGCACTCTGGTCGAAAAGATCTGGTGAAGAGGGCAAGGAACCTGTCTCACGGTATGCCGCCTTGCATACATAAGTCTGCTCATCCCCGATAAAATCACGGTTAACCACAAGCACGTTCTTATTAACAGACACAATCTCCCAGTCATTATCTCCATTACCATCGACAATTTCTTCCAACGCACCTGTTGACAGCACTCTGTACCACCAAAATTTGACACGCTCATCTTCTGTTATGTCCTTATTTCCAGCCATGAGCTTAGCTGTAATCGTCTGATTCAACACGTCACGTACAGGATACCATTGTACCGTATCAGGAGAGTCAAGCGTAAGAACCGGCTGTGGAGAACTGGAGTCGGACACAATAATAACCTTGCTGGCTGTGTACTTCAAGACTTGGTTAGTACGTACATCCACATATTCAGCAGAAAATTCAAGAGTGATGGGATTCGCTATACTCGAATTTTTCTTGACCTGTATCTGCCCCTTGTTTTCTCCAGTCTGCGTAATCACATAATCCGTACCGCTGCTTATCAGTTTCTGTACACCGCCGATACGCTCATACCACTTCATGTTTGTAAGTTCTGAGTTTATTGCCTTGGGAGCTGACATAGAATCTGCATCGACAGCCGCACAGCGAGGGAAAAGAGTAAGAGGGGTAAGCGTATAGTCGGGGGTAAACGACTTATCCATGGCCGAATAGAACTGTCTGTCCGGCACACTTGTCACTACCTGCATACTTATGCTTGCCTGTAGAGGGCGGTAGTTGATGTTAAGACTTTTCTTTTTACTTGCTAATGCCATAACTTTAATTAAAATGTTACATAATTTTCTGCTATCTCATATTTTTGACCATCACGAAGAAGGGCTGTCGCTTTAAATGAGCATGACGAACGTGTCATATAATCCGTTCCAAGGTCATCTAACGTAAGACTTAACCTCTTACCAGCAGATGCCCTTTTTATAGCCCACGCATTGTCCTCACTCACGTTCCCTGTATCACGTGTCCAGGTCACATCGGAATCCAGAATATTATCTGTCACATCCTGGTTATATAATAATCCGGAAACTATAAGTTCCGTGAATACGATATAATCTCCAGATTCGTCACGATCTGATATTCTGTCTGCATCAAACTGCCATCCATTTGAACTGTCTATGTCTATCGTAAAGGATGGATTACCTTCTATCATTGCCCATCCGGTACTTGCATAGCGAGGTTCGTCAGTGGTCCCGGTAACAAGGCACTTCCAGCGACATCCGTAATGCCATACCGTATCAACCGTTTCTTTGCCAGCAGTATAAGGATTTTCACTTTGAGCGACCTCCAAGGACCAAAAACCACGGTCGTTAAGCTGCACGACAACTACACCCTGATAGTTAATTCGCATCAAGTCCTGAATGGCTATACCACGGCAATATACATAGCTATGCCGGTAATTGATAGGGAGGTTATCGAACAGTTCCAACCTCTTCAGTTTTCCGATAATGATGCTGTAATTAGATTCCTCGAGTATAGGTTTCGTAACCCCATCAAGCATACAGATACATCCCTCGTAAGATGACAGATACCAGAATCCCTGACGTTCTTCATCAACAGCATTTCCTCGACGGGTAATTACCATGCCGGAAGCAGGAGGATAGTTCTTACCACCCGGCACCTCTTCATCCGGATAGAGAATTACGTTAATCTTATTCTCAGCCTGCATCACATTCAGGACACGGAACCAGCTATCATAATATTCTCCTGCTGTGTTCAGGTTATTCACTGAGCCATAACTTACGTCCTGCTCTTTGAATGCCGTAATATCATTATCCCAGCGACGACGAAGATACAGATCATAAGTGCCGTCTTCGAGCTGCTCAATTCGTTCGATTGTACCAGATTCAGAATAAGTGACGTTCCCTTCCTGCGCAAACCAGCGATTGTAAATAAGTTCCTTCACAATCATTGCGCTACGTACCTCTAGCTTTTCAAACTGTCCACGCCCATCGGGATATATACCGGCACCCTTACCGGCTGTCAAAGAGTCAATAAAATTGCCGAACTTCAGAAGGAAATTGGTAGCATCTGGCTGATCTTTACGAAGAAACATTTTTAAAGCCCGTAGTGCAGAAAACGTATTACTATCACTTGGAGCAGTTAAATCATTTACTTTGATAAGATATACTCCGCCTTTTCCAAAATATGTTTGTCCCTTGTAGGTTAAGGACTCGACATCACTTTCAATTTCACCGATGCGGGAGTAAGGCATACTTTCCCCAATCGTGTAAACTGGAGAATCCCACGGAATATCAAGATTCATTTCCCATCCCAAGACACGTGAAATGCGCCCATTTTCAAAATATGTATCATCTACGAGATTGATACGTTGACCAAATTCGAAAGTTCGTGAAATCAAATCCTCTTTAACCCATGAGCTTCTTAGGGTAGTCGGATAGGTACCGTCATCCTTTTTTACCTTATCGGTGTACTTCTGCGCCTTTTCCTTCAGTTCCTGCTCGGCTTCTGGAATATACTGGTCGGACACCAATTGGATATCAAAACCTGAAAGAATATATTCATCGCCGTTGGCAGGATACATCATATCATCCGGTAATTGTCGGCCATAATCTTCATTGCGAACAATCTCCCAAAGTTGATCTCCTCGACTTTCATCTTTCGGCTTGGGATTGAAGATTACGCCAAACTCCATGCCGTTCAGTTTCCCTGACTGGAATCTGATTTTCAGTTCCTGGCCCTCGATGATGTATTCCTCCTTGAACTCAAGTCCGGTGTCCTTGTAGCGATAATATGTGACTGTCTCTTTCGTACCGTCCTCATTCTCCACTTCCTCGGTGCGGGTGTGGACATCTGAGAGAGTGCCCACACGTCGGGGATAAACATCGTCGAAAACAACAACGTCCTCGATGGCTTCTTCCTGCGACATGCCTTCGTATGCGTCGATATAAGGAGTGTCAGCCGGGAGCATAAGACGTTTCTGAACCACACCATTGATTACTGCCTGTTCGTCGGTCGGACGGTAGTTCGTGGGGATATTCTTTGTTGAACCAAACGCATAGATACGGGTGGCATAAGTGCCCTGGCTTTCGCTGCGGGTGACTGAAGACGCTTCCACGCCACGCTCGATTTTAACGGCATCACCGAACTCATTTCGCCCAAAATGAATCACGTTGTCCGTTATCCAGCAATCGCAGTTCCACTTATCCTCACCCGCCATAGAGAACAGGGCGTCCAAAAGGTTCATGTTGTCGTAGGTCATCGCTACGGCCTTATTCTCTACAGTATCGTCTATGCTGAAAATAAAATCTGTTCCTCTATATGTATAGCCTAAAGCCTTGAGATTACGAAGAAACACACCAAGTTGTACATCAAGGGCAGCAGTAAGCGACCATGATGCTTCATTTCCTGCATGTTCCGGAGTGTATTTAAAGATTTTGTTCTTCCACTTCCAGTAGTAGGCGTTCATCTGGAGATTATAATCATAGCCTCCAGTTGAAGTGTTGTAAGTAGGCTTCTGAAGGTCAGTTATCTCATAGATTTTTGCCAGCTTTCCACCTAATGATTCATCAAGGACACCGGATAAATCTACATAATCACCAAGTTTAAACTGCACAGGCTTAGCTACCGAAAAAGGAAGAATTATATAGTCTTCCTTCATCAGAGTGAACTTTCCTTTAGCTCCTTTATTAATTGGGATTGAAAGCCTTGTTTTACCTGATATGTCTTTAATTTCTATCATATCTCCAAAGTTCATAAATAGAAAATGGAAGCCCTAAAAATCAGGACTCCCATTTGAAACAATAAGGTGAATGTTCGTTATTCACTCCTATCCATAGGATTAGGCTCTTGAAATTTGCTCGAAATTTTACCAAAACAACGGTCAGAACTCATCCCATAAGAAATGCTTTTCCCAAGATAAATCAACTTATAGATTTCATCTCCCAATGCTGGAACTTTAATATTTACAGCACCTTTCTCTAATTCTGTCTGAAAGGCTTTTTTCTTTGATCGGTAATCGTTTTCTGAATTTCCCTCGATCGTAAACTGTAGAGTGATTTCTCGCGAGTCTACTTTTGCGTTATCTGTTATCACCCGTTTGCCATGTTCCAGCCGGCTTTCATCCTCAATGTAGTCTTTCATCTCATTGAATCCGTCGATAGCGTCGAGAAAACCGTCCCCCATGCGAACGCCCCATGTTGTCAAGGCATCTCTATCGTTAATAATTAAACCCCCACTCATATTAATACCTTTCCTGTTCCATCGTTAATAATCTCATAATTACCACTAATATTCTCTATACGGACAACTGCATAATTACTTATTTTAATACGAACATTGCCACTGTGCATGATAATTACTTTATAAGCTTTATCTGTACCTTGAAAAGTTAATTCAGCAGTACCTCCGATTATTGCCTTATCCTCGTTTACTGCTTTCACATTTTCTTCTATATGTACTCCGAATGACTCTACATTCCCTTTCATTGAGCGAAACATCTCCAGTGAAGGGTAATTAATACTTTTACAGAACTCACATCCCTGAGGAGAGAAAAAAAGCCACACAAGACTTTTCCAATCTGTAGCTTTAGATGATTGAGAACATGCCCCTAATCCTATCGCTTTATTTAAAATATCCTTTACTTCTATCATAATCTTGATGTGTTACGTTTTACTTCTTCTATATCTTTTTGTATCTGTTTAATTGGCTTAATAATCTCGCCTGTATTTTCTCTGATTTGCTGCAATTCTAGATAGGAGTTAGCTAATATAGTGCGTGTTTCATCAGCAATATTATACATACCCTGCGCCTGAGTAATTAAGCTGGAAATTGATCCGCGAAGTTCTGTAATAGCAATCGTCTGTTGTTGGGTAGCTGTTTCTATGCGAAGGTTTGACTCATATACAGCAGTAAACCTCCCACTTAATTCACCAGCATCCTCATGAGTCATTTCTGTACCGAAACCTCTACCGGAGGCAGATTGTTGCTCTTTGGAATCATCCTTCATAAGGCTATCAGCCCAACCAAATTGTTTATCCAACTCTTTCTGGAGTTCTTCAGCCATATTGTAGATATAATTTTGCTCCCATCCTGAAAGGACATTATCGGCATAGAATTCCTGAAGTTTCTGCCTTATTTTCTCCATTGATCCAGAAGCTTGAATTGCGGACTTAATAGACTCTGTAACCATCTGGCGCATTATATTTTTCACCGCGTCTTTTGCTGACTCGGCTCTATCTTCTCCGTTAGACCAAGCCTCTGCATATGCAGAAGCGAAGTCTTCTATAGCAGTTTTTACATCTTCTCCAAAAATAGCGTCTACAGCTTTTTCTTTATTTTCTTCAATCAAATTATTGATTTCTTCAATTTGCTGTTGCCATTCTTTAATACGGTCATTATCTGTCTTTTTTTTATCTTGTTCTTCCCTAATCTGTTGTTGAATGAGAACCTTTTGCTGCTCTAAAAGTTTATTTTGCTGATTAATTAAATTAGAAGCATCTTTAGAATATGCCTTTTCAATGGAATTACCAAGTCTCTCATATGATTTCTCAAGAACTTCAATTTGATCTTGTAATTCTTGAATACGTTTTTCATTCTTTTTATCATGGATTTTTGCTATAGAAGAAGCAAGTGAGCTAACCAAACCTATAGCGGCACCAGCTGCTGCCCCCCAAGGGCCAAATGCAGATCCAGCTTGTGCTCCTTGCATTGCTGAATTAGCAGCATCCATAGCAACGTTAATACCATCTGCAATATCTGTAAAAGTATCATTACCAAAGGCATCACCAAGAGAAGAAAATGTATCAGAAAGGAATGATCCTACCTGCATAATATCATTCAGACCATTCTTGATTCTTGCAAGAGCTTCTTCGAGCTTCTTACTGTCATTGCCGGCATTGAACGCATCTTTTATACCATCAGTAACTTTCTTATAAGCTGGCTGGAGATCATCTGCGGCTTTTCTGTTATTTACTAGGGCATCAGAAATAGCCTTTATCTTTTCCGGATCATTACTCCAAGTCTCAAAATTCTCTTTGGTAATTCCAAGTTCCTTACCTTTCTGTTCGTCCCACTGCCCGGATTTCAGAAACTCTAATGCCTTTTGCCCAGCTACATTGATATCCTCAAGGTCCTTCAGAGTTTTGTCTTTCATATCTCCGAACAACTGGGAAACAGCAGAAATTGTCTTGTTAGCTTGTTCATCTATACCGGATAAGATACGATCTCGTTGTTTGCCCAAGGTTAATTTTTCTCCTTCGGTAGTAGCCTTGTTGATCTTATCCTGATATTGCTCAATAATAGCTTGACGCTTCTGCATATAGGTGCCATACTCAGCTAAATAAGCATTCATCGCCTCTCGTTGTGCATTCAGGTCTTCTTGAACCTGACGTTTGTCTGTATTCTCTTTCAGGATGTCAAATGAACTGGTGTCAACGCTTATAGAGGAAGAATCAAAACTGCGCTTTTTGTATTTAGGATTCTTCTTTGCTTTTAAATCCTCTGTTGCCTCGAATATTTCTTTCTGTCTTTGAATTTCTTTCTGAATATACTCTTCTTTGGCCCGGTCAATAGCTTGTAATTCCTTCTTGTTATTCAGTTCACGTTGAGCAAGGATTTTATCCCCACCGTCGGCCATTGCATCTATACGGGCTTGCTCAATCTGATTTTCTAAGTCTACTGCTTCTTTTGCGCGTTCTAATGCCTGTTTACGTTCCAAGTCTGAAAGTTTCCCTCCGGCTGATGTTGTTGCGTTTTCTCTTGATACATCCTTGTTCCTGACGCCGGTAAGTGTTTCCAACGTCTTTTCTGCACTCTGCAACTCTTTTTCCTTTGCCTTGATAGAAGATTCTACAGTCTTGCCAGCCTCTGCCTGCAATTTTCCGCTACGAAGGTCGGCAATCTCTTGTTTAAGTGTGTTGATACGTTTGGTGGCATTCTCTACTTCTTTGGATATTGAAGACTGTGTAACCTCTTTTTTATCGGATAGAGAGGATTTCTCAATTTCTTTTTCCAGTTCAGTGATGGCAGAAACCGTTTCGCCTAATTCCTTGTTTACGGAATCCAGTTCTTTCTTGGCCTTATTCGCACTATCTTTGAGTTGATTGTTTATGGCACTATTTTGAGAGAATACTGCCACACCTGTATTTACCCCTCTGTTCTGCAATGCGCTTCCAGTCATTGTTACGGATGAATTATACAAAGATTTGGCCTCATTGTAGTTTGCTATGGCTTCTTTCTGTCTTTTTTCTTGAGTCCGCTTCTTTTCATACAGCTCTGTCAATTCTTTCTCTGCTGCCTTCATCCGTATCTGCTTTTCCAGTTGCGTCAGATAGGATTTAATGGCCTCGGTGTTGTTGTTTATTAATTTACCCTCTTCGTCAAGGCTTGCATTATAAGAAGGGATGATAGCCTGCAAATCAGACAAAGCTTTCTTTTTCTGTCCCAGTGAGGAAGTTTCACTTTTCAGTACGCCTGACAACCTATCAACCGTTGCTGCCTGCTTGGAAAATTCTTCATCGGCCTTCTTGTTTACCGAATTAAGTGCTTCCTGGGCAGCTGTGGCTTCATTGGCTCTCTTGGTGAACATATAAACTGCCGTACCTATTCCAACAAGAGCTGCCAACAGAGAGACATACACATTGGATTTCGAGGCCAAATTGAAAGTCTGTTGTGCAGCAGTAGCCAGTCCCAACTCCTTCCTGTACATTCCAATCAGACGGATACTTTCAACGAATCCAACTGCCTTCTGTGCTACGGCGGTCGTTATCAAAGCAGCTTTATAAGTTCCATAGGCCGCTATCAATCCTCCGATTACAGACAATACATCATCAAGACTTTCTACCAAATCTTCTGCAGTACCGATACCGAATTCGAAAACTTCCTTGTACTTGTTCCCGAACTCATTCATTTTCTGAAAGAGGGTATCTTCAATGTTAGACAATCTCTGTGGCCATGTTCCGGCGGAACTTTCCATAAGGTTTGCAAACTCTCCTCCCTCAGATGTCATGTTCTTGAAAGCCTGTTCGACCTCCTTAAATCCGACCTTACCTTCCTTCACAAGTTCACCTACCTGGTCTTTTGAGACGCCTAAAACCTTGGCTAGTTCTTCGAAGATTGGAATACCTCGGCCAGCGAACTGACGGATGTCTACGGTCATGGCACGTCCCTGGGTACGCAGTGTTCCATAGAGATAAATAAGCTGACCGATAGGTATCTGCAATCCAGAAGCCACATCTCCAAGCATGGAAAGTTCTTTCACGACATTATCGGCAGAAGAACCGTATGCCAGAAGCTGTTTCGCCCCAGTAGCCACATCATCGAGATTAAACGGTGTCTTTGCAGCAAACTGGACGATCTCCGCTATAAGCTGGTCCGCCTTTGACTTGTCCTGAAGGATGGTCGAAAGGGCAACCTGTAGCTGTTGCATCTTTCCAGTTGCTTCAATCACATCGGAGCCGAATCTCTTTATCGCCACCAGTCCACCGATTTCAGCGGCTGTACGCTTTAAAGAATCCGTCAAGGATTTTACTATCTCATCAGCGTTGTTTGTTCCACTGGCAAACTCCTTGTACTCTCTTGTGAGTTTCCTTACTTCAAGCCTATTTCTGACCTGCTGGTCCTGTAATTCACCAAGGGAATATCTCTGCTCGTTCAAGGCTGCTTTAGCTGCATTCAATTCAGCTAATTTAGCTTTTGAATTAGGAGAATACTTACCCATCTTTGAATATTCATCAGACAGCCTTCTGACATCATCCTGCGTATCACGGATGATTTTCCTTTGTTTGATAATTTCCTCCGTCAGCTCATCGGATGCCTTTGACGCGGAATTAAGCTTTTTCTTCAAATCATTCTCCATCACAGCCCCTGCCTTAGCCGCCTCAGTTACCAGTCCCATCATCTGCTGACGGGTGGATGCCAGTTGAGTTTCCAATGCCTTGGCTGCTGCGGGGGATTTGTTTACGTCCATCTTCTTTAACTGGGCTTCCAGCTTACTAATCTCATTACGAAGTCTTATAACTTCATCATATTGTGCGCTTACACGAAAATAAAGTATAGCCATATCTATTTCTTGTTTCTTCTTCTGCGTGAAGCCATGTCCTTACCCTTCACCTTTGTAACCTTGGTCCCGGTAACGGTATGGAGCTTGTCACGCTGCATTAATACTAAATTCCTGTATGGTATCTCATAGACCACTTCCCGGTAGGACAGATGTAGATTTTCCATGAACGATGCAATCTGCCCCAATAGAGTGTCATTTCCTACAACCTCGGTTTCGCTGCCAGCAGGCTTACGTTCTTCGCCAAGCTGACAGCTTTGAGAAAAACCTTGGAATCAATCATGGAAAGGGTTTCATCCAAGGCGTCCACCACCTCGTCCAGTGTACCCTGTGACAATTCTTCATTCAGACTTTCATCGCCTGTAATCAGCCATGAAAGAGCCTTACTATATGCTTCACTTTCTCCTAAAGACAGTAAAACATCTTTCAAGTTATCAGCCTCTTGCACTCCAGATAAGCAAGATATAGCACCTGAAAGTTTATGTATTGTAGGTGGATAAACTGTGTATGCTTTTCCAGCTACAAACACGGTCCGAAAATCAGTTCCAATAATCGATTCTGATATTATTTTTGCTCCTTGATTCATATTCATAAACAATTAAGGGGTAAGCTATCAAGCCCACCCCTCCATTCAACCTAAAATACAATCTATCCCTTTAGAAATTAACCTCCTGCTGTAACCTCGGAAGAATCAAACCAATATTCCGGTGCGACAGCCGCATTTTGTGGTTCCAGTTCCACTGCGCTTACAGGAATACCTACGGCTTTGTCTGTTGTGGCTTCACGAGCACCGATGTCGGCACGTGGAATCACGCAATACTGGTCGTCATCTGTCAAAGCAACAAGTAACTTCTCAATATTCACCTTGCCCCTTGCTCGTTTCCAACCCTTATCAGTGTTAATAATATCACCACCCATAAGGTCTTTCTTAGTTACATAATCATACTCACCAATAGTGAAGTTTACAGCTACATCACCCATCTCCTTGTCGCTTCTGTAAACCTGACCAGTGAGCTGATTCTTGTAGTTTGTACGACTTGCTTCCGCTTCTTCAATAGTCCATGTGTCCTGATGGATATTCTTGATTTCTTTCAAGGTTTCACCCTGTAAAAGAGTATGCAAGGCTTGTCCTGTCAAGTCTGCGGTAATCTCGCTTGTCTCGCCATACCAAAGTTTCTTGATATTCGCGGCTGTGACTTTCTTTGCTTCTGCCATATTATTTCACATTTAAAACTTCAAACAAAATTCTTACATTCACATAATGACACTTTAAAGCAGTGTCCTCCTCCGTACCGATTGATTCGATAGAATAATGATAGGCTGTTCCGTCATAGCGTCCGGTTACATCATCCAATAAACTTTGAGCCTGCTTTTCCAACTCATTCAGCCGGATGGTGTTGGCTTCACCTTCTTTCAAGTCAGGAACACAAAGGTTTACTTCCACGAAAGATTTCTTCCAGTACGTTTCAGGTTGCTGTTTCTTAGCGTGAATGACAATCCTTTCAGATTTCATCGCACCCGTCAGTTTCTTGCCATGAGGGACAACATCAATGCCGAAAGGCTGGCAATCACGATAGAGTATGTTCGCTATGTCGGTGGTTACTATCATTGTACAATCTCCCAATCTTCTGCAAATACATCACTAATGGACGGAACCCATGAGTCAGCACGTCCAGTATTCTCATTGTAGATAAGACACTGGCTTGTGTAGTCGATAAAGCCTTTACCTTTCAGAATAAGGTCTTTAGCTGACTGTGGAAGTGACTGCATTTTCGGAATGATGTTGCTGTCAATATGCGCTGGAACTTGCTTAATAACAAACAATCCTTTACCGTTCCAGCCTATTCTTCGGATTGCACCACCTTGTTTCAGGACTTCAATAGCATCACCGAAGCACATATTTTCACTTTCTTCCGACACTTCACGATACGAAGCTTCAAACGGTTCTGCTGGCGACCAGCTTTCATAACCGTCTTTGTACTTCACATGATAGCCAGCTTTATCCTTTTCGGCTTCTGATGGAACTTTGCCAGCTTGCAGAAATCCTTTACTATAAGCATTACCCATTGTCATAGGTTCTGCTTCTACTTGTTTTGTTCCAATGTATTTCTTCATTTGATTTCCTCCTTTAATCGTTTCTCAGCATATATGGCTGCACCAGTCAAGACTTCGTAACCTTTGGATTCAACGAACGAAGCATATTCAGCTTCATTCCTCAATTCCAGTCCGTCATCCTCAACTGAATATTTGTTTGACTTACGGAGTGTTCCGGTCCGGTTCTGATAGTTGCCATTCTTTACAGCGTAATCGACAGCTTCCTTGCCAACCTTCTCCTCAACGGCTTTCACCTCGGCATAACCTCGTTCGAAAAAGCTATCCACGTCCGAAAAATCAAACTTTACAGCCATATCTCTGAATAACCAAAATAGTTAGTATTTTTTACCATATAAACCTTGCCAGCTCCCCGGATATTCTCACCATCCATACATCTGACTTCATCACCAGCCTTCAGTGAGATTCTTTTCTCACAGACTACATGGTAATTCGGTCGGTACACTTCACCGTTCTCCGAAGTAAACTCTTTGGTAGAATTATCGTCACAACGGCATTTGCATACGTCTTGCCAGCTTTCTCCACCGGTACCTGGAATGGGCCTGCCGAACTCGTCTGTTTCCATCTGAGTAAAGACTTTAACCTGTAATGTATGCGGAGCAAATATCATAGGAATCTGACTTTAGGTTTATCTGACAGCGTGTCTTCAAGACCGTACTTCTTGCACAAAAACGAGTAGTATTCCTTTACCCCCTTGATGTCCCATGACATGGAGAAACCGTTCTCGCTGATGGAAGTTGCACGTAGCAATAGAGAGGGGATGAACTTCGCCATAGCCACCGAAACAAGTCCGATGTTTGACGGGTCCATCTCATCCTCTCCGCTTATCTCTGAAGACAGACTTATCTCCAAAAGGTCAGCCTCCGACAAATTAATGCCGAAGGTCTGAAACTTCTGTGATATGTAGTCGTTTACTGTCATGCGTTCATGGTTGACAAATCGAAATTCACAATCAGGTTAGGATTCGTAATCTGCGGAATCCACTCAGCGGTGTATTCAAGATAACGACCGTTACCATCCTTATAGCCGGATATCAGCATTTCACCGTCTGCCTGAGTGTAATTACGTCCTGGCGCACCGTCTACAGCTTCGTACGGAGTATGGAAACGCATATAACCAATCTTATCTTGTGGAAGCAATGTGATACGGTCGTCTGCGTAAATCTGTACGTTCTTACCGGTTTGGTCAAGAACATAATCTTCCTTGATTTCGATGGCTGGAAGTCCGATACCAGTAAAAATGGAAGAAGCCAGCTGGGATGTAATCAACCCGGTAGAGAGGTACATCTCGTTACCAGTTAGCTGCATCTTGAACCTGTCACCAAATTCCTCAGATCCGATAATGTTCTTCACGAAGGTTCCTCTAGACATGATCATTTTCGGGAATGTTCCATAAATGGACTTCAGTTCGTTTACCTTCTGTTGTAGGTATGTGATGAATTTCGTTTTAGCTTCAGTTTCGGGAGTAATAAACTTGAACGGTAACTTGATTTCCAAGAGGTTAACTCCTCCTGCATTGTCATCCTTGTTCTTAACTGTTGCTTCTCCGGTCATCAGCATAGAACCGAGAACCATATCCATACGCTTGTGGGGAGCCAAAAGCACCTGACGGTAGTCATCATAGATGAAGTTTACAATGTCCTGCATAGCTGCAATCTGGTCAGCAGGTTTTGCTGCATTGTATTTGTCAATCAAGTCTTGAAGTTCAGACAGACGATCGACGGAAATCTGGTAACGATCGCCCAAGTAAGCAATTTCTCCATATCCTGAACCTATATTCCGACGTTCACGGATAGGCTTCTCACCGTAGCGCGAATTGATAGAACCGGCCATCACGCCCGTAACCTGACCGATGTAGTCCTTGAACACACGGGTAGTCGTTCTTCGGAAGTCTAGATACTGCTGCCAGTAAATAGTATCCTTACGTGTCTGAAGGACGCGCTGAATAACAGCGTTAACGATGTTGGGGTCGTTAAACAGAGTATAAATAGTTAGCATCATATATTAGTCCTCCTTTCTTTATTTGCTTGCGATAATACCAGCTGCCCTCAACGATGCAAGTAGAGCATTAATTTTATCTTTCTCATCACCACCAGCAGCATCATCAACCTTAGCACCCTGCTTTACCAGTCCCAACGTACTTGAGTTGGCTGCCTGATAGGTAGTGTTGTTGTCTGTCCAAGGAACTTCAACATAAGCTTTGCCGCCTTCTAGTGCTACTGGATATTTCTTTCCGCTTTGAGCGAATCCCAACTGAATACCACCCATTACAGAATCGGACGCTTCAGGCAGTTCATATGAAACACCTGTCGGAGATTGAACACCAGCTGCGTTAAATTGGAAATGCGGCATGTTAGCCTTATCAATGTCAGAGAAAGGCATAGCTAATTTGGTAGGCTCGATTTCAAATGCTCGCATCAAAAGAGCAACTAATACGATGCCTTCTTCAACTTGAACTCTTTCGTACAAAGCTGAGTTAGCAATGACTTTCGGAGTTGTACCGCTTACTGCTGTAGCTTCATAGAGTACAGTACCTGCTTCCAAAGTATCACCAAAGTCAGCTGCTAAGGTCAACTTGTCGAAAGCCTTGTCTGATTTGTCAATGGCGTTGATGGTAGCTCCATGTGCACCATTGCCCAAGTGCATACCTGCATAAGCCAAAGAATTCTTCTTGATTTTCAATGTAGTATTGGATCCGGTAGTAAATTTCTCATAGACTTCTACACGGATAGCCACCTGAGCGGTTTTCTTTACAAGGTCGGCGGCAATCGGTGTAAAAGATGGAAGGAACGAACCAACAACTAGGTTGGTCGTGTCCAACTTGTAAGGCCCTCTGCGTCTTACTCCGGTAGAAACGTCATAGCGTTCCTCGATGGACGGTTCAGGCTCAATGTAATACTTGTATCCTGCTGACATAAATTACTTGTTTTGTTGTTCGACAATAGATTTTGTATCCGCCTCAATCATTTTGGCGAACTCGCTAGCTTCCTTCTCCTGCTTCTGCTCGGCAGTTTCTGGAGCCTTAGCAAACTGGAAACCGCTGTTAGACATATCCTGCTTCATGTCCTTGAAATAGGTATCCAAGTCCGTGTTCTCAGGAATGTTGCGGTCTTTCAGCATAAATTCGGGAATACCGTACTTCTTAGCCACTGCCAAAATCTGTGAATTGCGCTGCGCCTGCACTTCTTGTTCCTCCATTTTTGCCAGTTTGTCAGCAAACGGCTTGATACCGGCGGCGATGCCATCGGCAATCATCTTTGCGATGTCCGTTTCCTGCGGCTTTGGAGGATCGTTTGGTTTCGGGGGGTCTGGTTTCGGATTCTCGATTGGTTTCCCGTCTTTCAGTCCATGCTTCTTCTCGTAGTTAGAAACAGCGGAAGTCTGCGCCTGTCCTGCACGGAAATCACCATAGTTTTGAATTACGTCCTGAAATGAGATACCCTCGACGATGGAGGTCACCTTCGTTTCATCCGTGACACCCTCTGCCTTCTTTGTAGCAATACGGGTAAGTGTAGCAGTATCCACCCCAGCGAATTTCTGTTGCAGTCCTGCCAAGATTTGTTCAAAGATTGTCATACCGTATGAGTTTGATTAATAATTTCATACGGTAAATTTACTTATAGAGAAAAGGAAGGGGAAATTTTAAGGCTAACGATACGAAACAATTAAGAGAATGTTCGTTTTTTAGGTAAAAAGAAAGCGTGACTACCGAAGTAATCACGCTGAAAAAAATCATTGATTATTCTTATTTCTCTTTTTCTTCTCTTTTTTCAAAAGTTTATATAGATGTGGATGGACATATATAACTGAATAATTTCCTATTTGTTCTTGATCAATACAAGAACCTTTATGTAAGGGGGTATTAATGAAATAATCGTCAAAGTTAAAATCATTTTTTATTAAGCATTGTTTCGCTTTATCATTTATCAACAAATGGTATTTAGTATTAGGAATAATGGGTAACTCAATTAATTGCAACGCATTTGCTTTTGCATTTTCGGGCATTACATAAAACAATTCGTCGATTATACGTTTTTCTATTGCATTATAGTAACACTCTTCTTTATATCGTTTTAACTGTCTAAATATTAATTTAAACAAATAGTCAAATATACAGACAAGCAAGACAAATCCAGCAAATATGAAAATAAGATCCAAAATATTATTTACTCCCAAAAAGAAGTAAACCAATCCAGTGAGAAATACTGCAATAATGGAATTTAATCCATACTTTTCTAAAAACGCCTTAAATAAAGAAGCGAAATCTACCATAATCACAACAAATTTATAGCTGCCAGTTCCTCTGTCAGCGCGTTAATACCTTTCTGAATCTTCTCTAATTGTTGTTTGCGTGGTTTGTGTACTCCAGCCGCATAATGCCACAACTGGCGTTCATTGATTCCGGTTATCCGGCTCAAAGCTGCTTTGGTAAAGATACTGCTGTAATAGTTGATGAAGGTGGCAGCATCTATTTTGAACTTCAAGGTGAACTCTCCCTGCAATACTTCCACTGGAGCGATGTTCATATCCTTGCATGACTTCAGGTAAAGTTCAACAGCTTCCTTCATGTTCTTCTCGATTACCTTCACATCGTTACCAACAGTCATCACCGGAGCACCTTCAATGTAAGCACTAAGATTATCTCCAGCATTTTCAACTATTACTTCAACAGCTCTCATATCAAATCAAACACCTAACACTATATTAGCATCGATATTCAGCTTTTGACTAATTTCACGCGCAACCTTCAATGTTGGCTCACATTTACCAGAAATATAATCACTCAAACGTGAAGGGCTAACACCAATCAATTTAGCCAGTGCTTTTTGGTTAAGCCCCATTTCATACATACGGAGTTTGAGAACATCAACAAGTGTTGGTTCTCCCAATGCAAAATGTTCTTCTGAATAGTCAGCTACAAGGTTAGAAAGTAATTCTAACTCTATGCTATTAGGATCATCAAGAGGGGTTTCATCTGTAACCAGTGGAAGTAATTCCTCAACCCTTTTTACAGCCCAGTCGTATTGAGCTTTTGTTTCTATCTTTGTCATAGCTCTTTGGTAATCGGTAACCGCCGATTCGGTTTAATTATAAAACTGAACAATCAGCTATTCTATCATATTCAGCATGAGTGCCAATGAAACGAATATAAACAAACTTTATAGTGAATTTTATCACTACAATCAGCCTGTAATTATTTCCTTTAATATTGAATACATAATGTTGGTTACCCACATTATCAACACTATTGAAAGTCTTTTTTACGTCTGCAAAGCAAGTCCATTCGCTTTTCTTGACTATAGTTGTCCATTCTTGTAAAGCTACTTTTGCGTCAGGATGCGTTTCTGCATATTCCTTTATAGCTTGTTCTGTAAATATTCTCATTAGGTTCACTCAATTATCATATTGCAAAAGTAATAATAAAATTCTATTTTTCAAAATTATATTCTATTATTTGTAATTGCTCAAAAAAAATAGCGATACCATGAGATATCGCTATATAATTAGTCAATATTTTAGATTTTTATCAGTTAGTTTTGTATAAACCCCGTAATTCTTCTGACTAAATTGTTCTATTTTTCAGATTTCAACGTGTTTCCTTTCATAGAAGAAAGTTGTTTCTGTTTCTCAATATCGTTCTTCTGCTTCTCTGCCTGCTCTTCCTTGATGGCTTCAATCTCATCTAGAACAGAATCCACGTTCCCCACAAAGGTGATAGCCCGCTGTTGCGACCAGATTTCACCATCCTTAGCCTTGATAGCGGTGTCTATCTTGCCTTTGATGTCTTCCAGCCTGTAGGGTTGCATTTGAACATCCACATCAATAGTTTCGGAAGCTGATTCAAGGGTAGAGTTCACGGAACCCAAGGCAGAAACGAGAAAATTCACACGACGCTGCATGAACTCTCCGACGGTTTCGTTCAGATTTTCCACATTCAGGTGGGTGGACATGAACACATAGTCGAAAGTCACACCGGAAACCGCGTTACCGGTTCCCTTCAGGGAGTCAAAAGATATTCGTGGCGTATTGGTCAGTCCGTATATCTGACTTAGCAGTGTCTCCACCTCGAACTTCACCGTATCAGGCACCTGAGACCAGGTAAGATACTGGGCGTTTGCCCCCTGTCCGGTCAGTTCGACTACACGATTCTTGAACTCACCGGAGAAGTTCTGTACATCACCGAACAGCATGAGGATAGGGAAAAAGTGATAGTCGATACAATCTGCATAGTTTGAAAGAAGTTTCTCCAACCTTACACGAAGACTCTTAATCTTCTCGCAGTACGCTTCTGGTCGCCACATATAGATTACTGGCATCTTCTTGAATCCATGAGCAAATGAGCCTTTGTCAGTCCAGTTGCTTGTCAGTTCCCACTGATAAACCATATCCTTGGTAATGGTCATGAAACAGGTAATCTCTACATCGTTCAGGTCTTTTTTCTTGTATTCACGGGATAAGGCCACCAAATCCCCCTGGTCGTTGAAAAATGGGTAGAGCTTGTCACCACGGAAAGGAGACCAGATGGCACTCTTCAGACGGTACTCAGGACGTGACTTCCCGAAAATTCCTGCAACCTTGCGTTTCAGCTTGGCCCAGAAACCATCATCCCTAACCACATACCAATATTCGGCCACTTCCTGCTCGGCCAGCCATGCTCGGACTACCTTTTTGTTCTGGTATTTCAATTTGTTCTTCTTGAACACCTGTTTCAACGCAGAAAGGAGGCTTTCTTCCGACTGATCTGGCTGGCAGTCAAGAACCGGTTCTGTTCCAACGGTGAACGCGGTCTGAAGGTTTACGATGTCCTGCTCGATTGGAAGGGCAATTCTATTCGGATCAACTTCCTTCTTTACCGCCGGTTCCACATATTCTTTCCCGGTTGTCGGGTCTGTAATTCGTTTCTCAGGCTGGGTAGTGATTTTGATTTTCGGATATTTTTCCTCATCAATCACTATTTCATGCTTGTTGGGATTCCAGTCGTTATAAAGGGCGTGAGCGTTTGGTTGCTCGGTCTTTCGCCCTTTCTTCAGATAGTAGATTTTTCTCTCTACTTCCGGCATAGCTAAAATTTCTTCTAAAGTCATATTTCAAAGTTTAATGTCCAAATACTCCTGAAATGTCTTTGGGCTTCATAATCCTGCCGAGCAGTTCTCCTAGCACATAATACCGCGCAGCATCTATGCCATGATTATCATGGTCTTCAGGTTCGTTGATATAGTTTCCGTCCTTATCCTTTGCCCATACATAATTTCGGAACTCTCGCTGAAGGTTGTAAGAATGTTTAGTAATGAAAATTTCCATTCCCTGCATCTTGTCTATACCGGCATTGACAGAGCCTTGACCTTTTTCAACTGAATAGATCTTAATACCTCCGTTATGAATTTCCTGAATGAGTCGCGGGTCCGCACTGTCAGCAATCACTTTCAAATTCCAGGGTCGCAAAGCTTTTATGATATCACCAGAAAGCAATCCAGTACGATAATCCACTTCATCCAGATACAGCGCATTGTCGATGATGCCGCATCGGATGGAAGCCGACGGATCATTGGTGTAACCAAAGTCTTGCCCGATAGCCACCTTCTTACACCACATTGGGAACTCGTCAACAATACCCCATTTCTTGAACACGGCACCTTCGGCCACGTCTGCCCAGCGACCAATAACCACATGGGCGTACTTCTCCGGATTCTTCTCCTTCATCTCCTTGACTTCTCTCAGGAACTCTGGAGAAAGATTCTCGATATTGTCTAAGTAGGTTGTATGGATATGAAGAACATTCGAATGGGTAGAAACTTGTACCTGCACCCCGTCAATCTCCACCAGCCGGTGAGTGTTCTCAATATATTTCTTATAAATGAAATGGTTCGAATCGCAGGGATTCATAATGATAATTATCCGATTCTGGATTCCCTTCTTACGAATGGAGAGCATAATCTTGTCGAACTCTTCCTCACTGGTCCATTCCTCGGCTTCATCACAGACAAATGTCGTGATACCCTGAATGGATTTCAGCTTGGCCGTCTGATTTCCGGAAGACGTCTTGATACCACGGAACATGATACGGCTGCCGGTCATCCGGTTTACAATATCGGTTTTGGTTGTTTTGAAATACTTCGTTGTTCCGTCCAAATCTATCTTTTCCATCATTTCCGGAATGATAGACATCCCGGCAGATACCATCGTGTAACGGGTATAAAGAATCTGGTGGACAATCTTCTCTACGGGGGTCATTTCAAATGTGAGCCGTTCAATGAAGGTAGAAGCGTTGAAACTCTTTCCCGATCCACGGCCACCGGTGATGAGAATAATGAATTTCTCATTGTCGGTGTATAACGGATGATATATTTCTTGAGGAACAATCATTTCAGATTATCTTTAATCCATGAATCAATACTGATACCATGATCAATGTCCTTTGGAATATCAGCGTCTTCATCCTGGCGACGTTCAATCTTTCTCCACTCCTCATCATGGTGGTACAGCCAGACTGACATGGCCTGAAGGTTTGGAGCCAGTTCGCTTTCACTTACCTGAAGCTCTTCTTCGCCGGTAAGATTGCCGTCCTGGTCTTTCAACTTCCTGACTACAGTACTTTTGGTCTTGATACCGCCCAAAGCCATAGCAAGGAACTTAGCTCGCACAGCGGCGGTAATGGTTGCACGCCCGCGCGCTAATACTTCGCTTAATTCGCAGTGCTCACTCTTCTTTTCACTGAATGTTTGGGGGCATAGTCCTAAAGCAAAAGCGATTTCTTTGTCCGTGAACCCCTTCTTGGCATACGTTTCCACTTGAGAGAGAAACTCCTCACTCTTGTAGTCAAATTTAGGCTTTCGCCCTGTATGTTTACTTTTTTGAGATTCACTTTTCATAATCATTCTATTCTTTCTATTTGTTCATCGAACACCTCACCCTTGATAAACTTGGAATATGGATCATAACCAAATCTTTCACAGAAGGCAGCTTTGGCTTCAAATGTATCAAAGGAAAGCATTAAATAAGCATCCATATCTTGAGCCTGTTTCTGGGCTGCATCTTTAACCTGCTGCTTGACTTCTTTCATGTGGGCTATCTTCTCAGCTCTTTCCATCTGCTTTGCTGCTTTCTCGGCTTCTTTCTGTTCTGTTACTGGTGCCATCATATCCTCCAATGCATCAGCAATAGAATTTTCTTCTTCTGTCTGCAAAAGGAAGTCACATCCAATCATATTCAGATCTGCTTCGGTCAGTCCGGCGTCCTTGTAGTCGATATCAGGGACCAACTGGGCTAAAGCGTCATAATCCCATGAGCCTTGTGCGTTTGGGTTATTCATCAGGATGTTCAATTCCTTTTCCTGCTTTTCGTCCACGTCAATTACATCTACACGGATTCTGTAGTCGTTCTCCGGGAACTTCTGCAGCTCATCCATGACTGTCAGACGCTGATGACCGCTTACCACAGTCAGTCCAGTCCGCTTGTTGACTACGATTCCACCAACTAAGCCGAACTTCTTGATGCCTCGCTTCAATGTCTTTCGGGATTCCTCAGACAGTTTCCGGGGATTATAATCGGCGAAGTGAATGGCAGAACGGTTGAGTTCTACCGATTCACTCTTTATGTATTTGCTCAGTTCCATATTAGCCATTACTTAAACCAAGTCCTCCACTTGCTGCTCGGTGCATATTTTCAGCCGCACGACCGATTCTTCTAAATTGCGAATCCGTTGTAGCTCTACTTCTTAATGCTTGCGAACGGTTGAAAATAGCAACCTGCTGACGATTATAGCCATAGCCTTGCATCATATTTTGAGCTGTATAGGGATTTCCTAAATAACTCATAGTCCTGTCTGAAATTCTTCTTCTGACTCAGCGTTCCTCCTATTAATTTTGTTATACATCCTTGAAACAATACCCTCTTACAACGTTGTTAACGGTATGAAGACTTGTTCCAATACTTTTTGCAATTTCTTTTTGTTTAATGCCATCTTTAGCCATTTGCTTAATTTTAACGACATCATCATAACTTAGTTTAGACCTAAACTTGCGAAATACTGGAATACTCATATCTTTGTTGTCACTTTCGAGTTTCCATCTAAAACCACCACTGCTTTGGAGTTTTCCACGACAGCAATCTCTTATACAAGCCCTACATATCCCTGTCTTTTTTTCTGCTTCTACTGCTCCGTAATACCTTGCTACAAATTTACCATTCATCGTATATTGTAAAACAGGTTTTGATAAAGACTTTGATGATAGTTCGTTATGGTCTGCATACGTATTGTTATATTGATAATCACACCACTCCAAATTGCTTACATTGTTGTTTGAAGTGTTTTTGTCCTTGTGGTTTATCAAGTCAAAGTTTTTAGGATTCGGAATAAAAGCCTTTGCTACCAATCTGTGTACACGCATGGTTTTCCTTTTTCCACCTTTTGAAAGACCTACGACCATATACCCAAGTCCCTTATCTGCTGCACTCAATATTCTTTCCTGAACAGTAGTAGTTCCAAGTCTTTTATGCTCAATTATACGATTAATTGATTTTACTCTACCAAGATTTGAAACCTTGTAAAGTCCCTCATACCCTTCAATATCTTTCCAAATTTCTTCCATTATCCATTGTTTTTATAACGAAATTCTTCAAGCACACGTATTGCCATCGGGAACACCTTGTAAATTCTTTGTAAATCCTGGGGGTAGTTCTTCTCCAGCCATAACATGCAATCCAAGTTGAATCCTACGCCTGAACTGGCTTTGAGCGAATATCTTACCGGCTCTGGTAGTCCGTTCTGCTTCATATAGGCCAGAATATCCTTTTGAGTCCAGTCAGCCAAAGGATAGCACATGCCGTTGTTCTCGTATCCGTTTGCTTCATAGCCTTTCAGCATCAGGCGGCGGTTCATGCCGTCTGCCTTCTTCATACCCAAGAAAGTGTAATACAGTCCGTATTTGAGCTGCATGGCTTTCACAACATCAGCTAACTTCAGAAGCTTCACTTTGGGATTGGGGACACAATATAAACCACCACGAAGAATGTAAGTAAGGTTCCAGTGTGGCACCTGAACAAACTCTATCTTCGGATATTTAGCTTTTACCCATCCAACCCATCTTTCGATATGTTCTAGACTTTTAACAAAGTACATGAACACGCAGACTATCCTTTCGAACTTCGGATAGATCATGTCTAGCAATACTAAAGAATCCTTACCCAAGGACAGAAACAGCAAAACCCCGTCAGTCTTCTGTCTGACGAGGTCAATATTGCTGTATGTCCTTTCTTGCAGTGTCATTATCCGCCACTCATGCCAAGTCCGACACGGACGTTATAATACTGCTGTCTGCGATTGATAAATCTACCGCCCTGAGACAAGCCACCGGTTTCTGTAGTTAAACCTCTACGACCACCACGATAGCCACCTGTTGAAAATGTACTTCTGTTTGTTCTGACTCAACAAAATTTTAAAGGGTTAAACATGCTTTTCTATCACTTTACCCAGATCATAAACTACCTGAGCTGCCAAATAAATCTCACCTTGATAAGTGTATTCAATTAAATTGTGATTCTCATCTTCAAACAGTTCAATCTTTGCGTCTTTGACTTCTACCAATGCACTGGCTCTGTCTTTATTATAACCTACAAAGAATTGAATAGCATCGTAATGCTTAGGCTGTAAAATACCGTCTATTTCGACACAATACCCTTCAGCATCAAGCTGACAGTATTTTTTTTGAGTTGTAGGTCTGATTTCTCTGAATTCTTGAGTTTTCTTGCCTGATAATATTTCGTCAAAGAATTTCTGTTTGATGATAAGTGTAAGTATTTCCATAATCGTGTAAAATTTAAATGTTAGTTGCGGGGGCGTGAATCGAACACGCGACCTCTACCAAGTCAAAGTAGCAAGCTACCACTGCTCCACCCCGCGATAGTACCTTTATCACAAAGGTACCTAATTATGAAGACAATTTTGAATAACAATTCAACACATATGAAACAATATGCTAATTGTTTGCTAATAAATCCGGATTATATTCATTGATGATACTTTCAACTATCACTTTTGCTTGTTCTATGCCGTCTTTATAGCCTCTAGCATAATCTGTTTTTGTAGAAAGGTAACTGGTATTATTACCCAGCCACTTAATAATCTCTTGTAGAATTTCTTTCTCTTTCATAGCTTTAATAACCTCTTTGTTGTTTCAATATCAATAAAATTAGTCCAGCCTGCATCGTAAAGCTTTTCAGCTGCTTCTGAAAGAGTTATTTTACCGCTTTCTACTTTCTCTCTCAGACTATCTAAAATATTCTTTATCATAACCATCTTAAATTAGAATAATACACACCATTCAATTTTGTATAATCACCATATAACTTTACTTTACCTTTGTACATCATTGCAAACCTAGAACCACCTACTGCAGCCATCATCATAGCTTCTGTCACCTTAGAATCATAACCATATTGCTTTATAAGGGGGTAAACTTGACTTCTAAAGAAGATTTCACTATCAGTCATATCATTTACCGATTTTATAGGCAAAACGCCGTTGTGGGCAAAATAAACACCATTTTCGACAAACGGGTGACAGTTCTTTCTACACTTAGAACCATGTGTTGCCCACCTCATGTGAATGATACATTCCTCATCGGTCCCAACATTTGAAAGATGAACCAAGAACTTCTGATAATCCATTGTTTTGTACCTATGCTTTGAAGAAACGAAGCCATAACCATGATGATTGATTCTCTGAACTTTATTTAAGGTGTCCAGAGTTGGCATCTGAACACCTTTAGGCTTATATATAATGCAACACATAATTATCTGATTTTAATCGTGTGAGGTTCATGCAAGAACCTCAGCACGTGATTTAAAGAATGATTTTTCTTTCTTTGTCAAGAAAGGTATCTCGTCAATTGAATTAATCTCTGAACTCAGCACGTTCTTCTTTGACCACGCAACCAGCTTTGCACAGAAGTTAACCCAGTTAGAAATCTTTTCGAAGTCAGTAGACCCCTGATGCTGTCTAAATTCTATTGTCTGATGTCGAGCGTAAGAACAAGCATTCACTTTATAGTATCTATTACCATTCATGACGCTAAAAACATCATGCTTTGTCATACATAAGTCAAAGTTCTTGCCTTGAAGGGTTCTACACCACTGGCTGTTGTTGGCTCGTCTTGATCGTGCCATGAAGGTATCAATCACTCTCTCTAACTTCTGATAGTTTTCGAATACATTAATGTAGGCTTCATCAGAAAGAGTTGCAGCCCCGATATGCACATGTAAGCCTGTAGAGATATTCACTTGTGCATTTGCTTCATTTAAAGCTTTGCAGCATGTTTCTAGGCTTTTCATACCCCTTTTACCAGTAAGAACCGGTGAAACACATTCGATAGGGTTTTCACCTCTGATAGAAGAATCAGATACGAACTTGTAATAGTGGTTGTTGTCAACGTGATTATAACCCTCATATTGAAAAGGCATTTCGTTTCTTGTTGCACTTTCTCTCATAAGGCTTGCAGCTACCAGGCATTCAATCTCAACCCCAAAAGTGAACTTGTGTATTTCTCTGATTGTCTTAGGCAATTCAGACATAAGCAACTCAACTTCATACTTTCTCAAACCCAACTTGACGAAAGCTGCTTTCTTTGCAGCCTTAGAACCTTTCATGCTCTTAATCTCTTCTACTTGTTCTTTTAATGTCTTCATAATCGTGTGTATTGAAAATTGATAATCGTGTGTAATTGCAGGGCTTTCGCCCTGCTGCTATTTATAAGGTCGTTTCTACTACCTTATGAAACTTTCTAATATCGTATGCACCTGTACCGCAGCCCATGTTTGAAGCTGATGTTACAGCAAACTCGAGTGCTGTCATAACGTCTAAACTTGCATCTATAGCTTCATTCTTAGCTTTCTCATACTCTCGTGCATTAACTGTTGTTTCTTGAACCTTCTCAGCTTCTTGAATTCTTTTAAGAGCTTTGTTGATAACTCTGATTTGTTCTTTAATCTCTTTGATGTAATCACTACTAATAGTCTTCATAATCGTATGTATTTAAATTGTTATTACTTCTTGTTTGATGATGCAAAGTTAAAGCAAACTTTATTACCTGCAATACTTTTGATAAAGTTTTATTTATCTATTAACATCATTTAATAAATCAAACTTTATCAAATAGATTTTTATTGATAAAGTTTACATATATTTGCGGAGCAATCACATTAAAGAGAACTTTATGAACTTACAACTGAAAGAAATCATGTCAGCAAGAAACGTAACATCTGCTTTGCTTGCTGAAAAGGTCGGCATCTCAAAGGTAGCTGTCAGCAACATTGTAACCGGTAAATCATTCCCGTCACTTGACACGTTAATGAAGATGGCTGACGTTTTGAACGTGACCATATCGGAACTGATTGGAGAAACAGAATTTACTGGAGCCGGATATATTGTTTGCCCCCATTGTGGAAAGAAAATTAAAATAGAGAAAGCGGAATAAAAACAAAAGCCGGAAGCATAACGCTCCGGCTTTTTACTTGATTAGTCCTTTGTTTTTCAACCTTTCTAAAATCTGATTGTAAAGATACTCTATATCCTGCCGGAAATCCTTATACTGCTGATAGATAAAGGAAACATCAGCGATATTGTTTGATATTACACACGGGGAGACATCTGGAAATACGCCGGCAATCTCAGCCCTGATCCCATTCGGTAAGCGACCACCAGCCAGCACACTTGGAGCAAACAAGAACAGAACTATAAAGAGAAACTTCTTCCTTTGGGTAACACTCTCAATATTAGGAGGGCAACCAGTTTCAGAAAGTATCTCTTTGAACCAGGAATAAATCTGTGGAATCAGAGAAGTATCACACAATACAGGTGAAGACAACTCCTGTTCACGTTCTGAAAGCCTTGATTTTTGCTCACGAATAGCCTTTAGCTCCATTATGGATGAAAATTCTTTTGTCATAACACGATTGTTTTAGAAGGAATTAGTATATTTGCATCATAATCGTGTGTGGGAGTTGGCTTCTAATCGTGTGGGCTGGCTCCCTTTTTTATTTTACCGTTTGTCCCCACTTCATAGCAGAATACAAAGCTTTTGAATACAAAAAAAGTTCCTCACGGCTTGTAAGGAACTTTACTTTCAAGGCGGCCAATACAGCCAGTCTTCTTAAATCTTTATCTTCCATAACTATAAATTGTATGTGTCAATCATTAAATTTTCTCTTTATCAGGTATAGTCACATAAGTCAGTAATACATTTTCAGCATGATATTTCTCCGCTATTTGCCTGCGGGCATTACCTAAGTCGTTAGTCTTGATAGATATTCTTACCGAGTGTTTTCTGTTGCTATCTTGTTCCGTAAAGGATACATGGAATATGCGGTATCTGTAGTTGCATTTCATGTTCAATAGCTTTTATCTCCGTGTTTATACGGACGTAGTTCATTGTATTTCATTTTCTGCTCGATGTGCCAGAAGATGTCGATCTCTTTTTGTACACAGAAAACCAGAATTTCAATCAAAGCTACTCGAAGAAAACTGTCGAATGAATGGGTTTCAATGTAATCTGAGTTTGTTATGTTGCATACCAACGAGAATATAGCATCAGTGAAGCTCCAATTAAAGAATCCTTCGGAACATTTTAATTCATCAGGATCAATCTCTCCCAAATCCACACTTCTTAGTCCGGCCAAATCTAGCAGACGAATGCATGCATCAGCAAGCTCTTCTTCTACAGTTCCTTTGATTTGTCGCTCGAAGTTTTCTTTAAAGTCAACAAAGTTATTGTATTTGTTGAAAGCATCAGTGTCCGCATGATTTCCTTTCCGGTCTGCTTCCACACCTTCCATAAGTTCTGATATTACCAAGCAAAGGAAATGTTCATTACTTAGGTTTTCTTCGTGCCAACCGTGTACTACTGCACACTTGTAGGCTCTATCTTTTAGGTCGTTCAGGCTCTTCATACCATGTATTCTTTATTAATATATCCGTTATCAACTATCCATGCAATCATGAAGATTAAGGCACTAAACAAGTCTTTACTCATTTCTTGATGCTTTACGTCATAACCAAATTCTTCATAAGTGACAAACCAATACATTCTATCGCTATTTATACACAAATCAGCGTTCGGTCTGTTTGTTTGTTCTAAAGATTTCGGCATCAGTTCCAACAATCTCGCAAGAGTCCATGCAGGAATGTATTTTTTATCTTGAATTGCATTGTTCCGATTTATCTCTAATGGTAGGCTTTCAAAATATCCGTTGTAGCACATATCCGCCGTTTCAGGCTTCAATCCTAACGCAAGCAGTTTACCGGACTGCTCACGAGTGGTGGCTATTTGTGATTTTAATTCCATAACTATTCCTCCAAATCGTAATTCCAAAAACCAAGTTTTCCATTCACATTCATAATCGGCTTATCAAACAGTACCGCATCCTCCAGCACCCAGTTCCAGCAATCTTTCTCTGCCCAGACTGAAGGATGGTTCTGTATGCAGTCGGATATGACTACGCTGCCAATGATGGCACCAAACTCCCATTTCCCCGAAGTACTTTTCTCAGAAATTAATGGAAAAGCCTGTTTCATCTGTTCATCAGTTAGGTTTATTTCAAACTTCTTACCATGACAGCCACTTGCATGAATCAGTATCCTCTGACCTAAGTATTTCTGAGGACACTTCCATGTCCGGTTCTCGATGTCTTTGATACCGTGAGCGATTAAGCTCGCCCACGGCTGTTTAATGGAGATTGCTTTCATACTTTATTCTTTCCTTCAATTCGGCAATCTCTTTTTTTAATTCTTTGTATGTTTCTTCCCAATCCTTGTCAGCAAGTAGGTAACCTACTCTTACAGCACTTTGTGCGCCATACAAGTAAGCCTTTGACAAAGCTTCTTCCATCCACTCCTGGAAATGGTTCATATCCTTACATGGACCAAGTATTCCCTTGCACTCCATAATTTTCTTTGCAAAATCATGGGCATCTTTCTGATACCCTTTATCATTCATTACATTTGGTAATTGTTTTGGCATCATATTTATTTCTCCTCCTTTTACTTTTATCGGTTACAAATCTCATTCATGGCTTCATTCCAAGGTATATTCCCAAGGTATTTTAAGCAGGCATCCCAACCTGCTATAAATCCTTCGCTGAATTCATCTGCATAGCAATCTTCATCACAATCATGTGCTATGTTTTCTCCCTCGCAGAACCGGCAATAAGCACGTTCTTCACAAGCATACTTTCCGTTACACTGATAATGATCGTGAACGGCTTCCCTAAGCATTTCTTCCTTTCTTGTCATATTCATTTCTCCTTTCCACCTATCCCAGAAGCCACCACATGACTGCCAGGAACAGGTAATACAATTTCGTTTTCATTGATTACTTCTCCTTCTTTCAACTAATAATTCCAATCGTTTCTCACACTCTGCACACTCGGTTTTCTTGCGCTCCAGTTTCTCGCGGAACTTAACCAGCTCCTCGTCCGTATTCTCGTCAAAGAACATGTTGTTCTGACGGTTGTGCTCGATGTACTCATTCATCTTGCGTTCTGCTTTTGTTATCTGGGCTTTTGCAGAAATCAGTTTAGACAGACAACTATTAAGTTCCATCGATTCTCCTGAACGCTTATCATAGTGATACAGACTTATACCAATAATCTGTTTGGGATATTGACACTGCAATTTCGCCATCCTCCATCTAATCACCCATTGGTAGCGGAAATACATTTCACGGGGAAGGTTGTAGTGATAAAGACTTACTTGTTTATCTGCATATCCGTAATAAAGAGTGACTTCAACCCATTGCTCAACCTTCAGATCCTTTTCCGCTTTGGCCAAATCCTTTGCATACTGATAAAAATCGCTCACGCTTTCCTGCTTTCCCATATCAGTTCCATCTTTGAGGTCGGTTATTAATTCTCTCCAAGTAAGCAGCTATCTTCTTTTCCACATCCTCACCGTTGCGGACGAAAGTTCTTGTATGTGACTTATCTCCGGGGATAGCTACATATCTTCCATGTTTCTCCAGTTCCCGATGCTGGGCAATTTTCAGTTCTGTTCCTTTTGGATTTTTCTCAAGGTCAACTTTACGTGGAACCATCGGATCATTTTCTGTTATCATTTTGCACCTCCTTGTCTTTGTTCATTATTCTATCAATTCTTTTCTTTTCGAGCCATTTAGCACCTTTTTGGAATCCCTCTTTAAATGACTTGTCGCAAGCCTGACAAATAAGCGTTTCAGGATTATAGGTCAAAGCGCATTTTTGGCACATCTGGCTGAGTCCGTTCGCCTTGCCTGCCGCAGCCTTGCAGCCGCCCATCAAGGATGCAGGCTTAGGCATATCCTTCAGGTCGGCAAATATGCGTATCATATTGTCGAACCCCTCCAGGTCACTGAACATATCGTCACCTTTCTTGTTGAAATCAACTATCTTAGCAAATTCCTTGAAGTACAAGTCCGCTGCTTTATAGTATTCTTTCTGCATATAGACAATGCCATCTGTCATTATCCTGCTTTCCTTAAAATTATCCTCTATCTCAGACAACAGATCGTTGGTTTCACACATCATCAGTTGCACAAGGCATATCATACGGCTTGTTTTCTCAAGTATTCCGGAATCCTTGGCTTTCTGAATTATTTCCTCACCTTTGGCTACCTCTATTTCCTTGACGAGATTATGTATATCGTCATACAGCCTTTTTATTTCGACCCTGTCGTTTTTCAACAACGCTTTCTGATACTCTATTTTGAGCATATCAAGCTGCCTCTGTAGAAGTTCTGTTTTCATGCTATTTTTTATTTAACTATTCAATTTTTCTGATAATCAAATATTTTGGCTCACCCTTACGGAGATTGCTTAATGTTTGTTCGTCAACCTCCGCCTCAGTTATACCATTAACAGTTGTATATTGGGGGATTTTATATTTGTCACGTAATTTTCTGATCAGATTCCAATCACGTGTAACCCAATAGATCGTGATCTTCATTTTCGTAGGCTTTCACCGCTGAATAGTACGGTTCTGGTTATAGCTCTCAAACGGTCGATAGTTCTCTCACCATACTTTTCCCTCAGTTCGTCAATCGAAAGATTGGTAGTCAGGATAAGAAGTTTTCCCTTCTTCTCAGCCTCGTCAGCCAGCTCAGCGAAAGCAAGTCTTTTTTCGCCATATTTCACACTTAAATTCTCCGTCCCTATATCATCAACGTAAATGATGTGTTTTTGCTTCACAACGTCCAGCTCAGCGTTCATCTGCTGTGCATCGTAGCAGCTGACCACCTTCCGGCAATAATGATTCAGGACCAGAGGAAGAATCTTTCCACAAATCAATGTTTTTCCACGACCACAATTGCCGAAGCATAACAGACCACGACCTCCATTTCCTGCCAGCCAGCTTGCTACCTCTTCATACTCAGGAAGCCATCTGGCATTTTCCTCCGTGAAGTATTTTATACCTGCCCAAAGGACTTTTTTCGCATCCGGGATGGAAATCTCTACCGTATTCGGCACAGGTGAAAATCCCGTGTCCTTCAGCCTTTCGATTGTTTGTTTGAAATCTATCTGTTCCATTTTACCATCCTTTGTTTTTGTATTTTTCAGTAGAATTATCTTTCAGAACTACGCCAATATCAGTTTTGGAATAAGCCTTTTTCTTGGCTTGGGAAACTATTTCGTTGAACTTCGAATTAATGTTAGTTACGCTGAAGTTCTCGAATATCCACCCCTCTTTTATGGATGAAAGCAGATATTGAAGAGCATACAGGATTGATTCCTCAGCAACGTCCATCTGCTTTTGCTCCCGCTGGAACTTCAATTTTTGAAGCAACTGGGACATTGCCCCTGCATCTTTGGCCGTCCAGTAATAATCACTTCCGAACAACTGTCTGTAATGGGTTTCAAAAAGAGAACGAGCTTTTACATTAAGACCCTCCCCCTTGGGGGGTATGGGGGGAATAATATTATTAATAATTTCTTTATCTTTCTTTTTCTTATTGCCCCTACCTTGCCCCAAATCTTCAATCTTTTCAGCCATTTTTTGTGACATTGCCCTTAGCTCTGCCCTTAGCTCGCCCATAGCTACCTTTAAATCACTGATTTCTTTATCGTTATCTATGCCCTTATCATTGCCCTTTGGCTTGTCCTTGACAGGATTGTAGTCGTCATAATTACACAAGGTTATAACTGTCATTCCCTGCTGATTGCAAGTTGTAATCATCCCTTTTTTCTTCAATTTGGAAAGGAAATACCTGACTTTCTTTTCAGACCATTTCCAACGTTTCATCAAAAACGATATGGATGCTGGATATTGACCTCTTGAATAAGAGATTTCCCGACCTCCGATGAGTTCGCTGTGCGCCTCGCCGGTTGCATCAAATCGTGCTGACTGAATCAAGTCAAGCCACGCTTCGCATTCCGAAAACTCACGGGCAACTTTCCACATTTCATTCGAGAAAAACCTGCGGCTTAGCCTCAAAAATCCTTCTTCCATAGTTTTAGAATCTTACGTTAGTCAACTGCCTGTTGTTAGAATACACGGCCCATTTGCCGTTTCCACCATCTACCAAGCGAAGATCCTTCACTTCTCCAAATCGCTTTTTGTTTCCGCATAGATCAACTATCCATCCTGCTTCCTTATTTGGATGTGGACGGATAGCACGGCCCACTATCTGGTACCATAAAGCTAAAGACATTGTAGGCTTTGCCATGACTATCGTATCTAACTCAGGATAATCAAAGCCAGTTGTAAGTACACCCACATTGGCCACCACCGGTATTTCTCCAGCTTTAAACGCCTCAAGAATACGCTCGCGCTCTTTCTTGGGAGTTTCACCCGAAACGATGGCCGTTCCTGGGATGGACCAGGTAAGACGTTCAGCTTCCTTTAGAAAACGGGTAAACACCAATATACCTTTACGTTTTACACCGCTTTTGGGATTCATGAGCCTTTGAACTATACTAACTAAAAATCCATAGAAGTCGATACGTTCATATTCCTTGACTACTGATTTGTCTGTATAATCCGCACCAGTTGTGTTCACCTTCAGGTTAAGTTCGTTCCATCCTAAAGGGTTCATTTCATAATAGTTCAGCTTTGACAAATACCCCATATCCAAAAGAGTAGAAATCTGTACCTGATAAATAACCTCAGAGAACACACACGGTCGTGTACGTGTAATAAATTTCAACATACTTCCGAAATCCCTGCTTGATGAAAGACGGTAAGGCGTAGCCGTCAATCCAAGGACTTTACATTTCAGCATCGAAAGAAATCTCTTGTACATTCCGTCTTTCGGGTTAATCAGATGGCACTCGTCGATGATGATATTCTGAAAATGCTGGAAGAGTTCCGGATGGTTGACTACGCTTCCGATAGTGGCGAAAGTTATTCTTGAAATCTCCTTTCGCCCGAATGAGGCAGAGTAGATGGAACAATCCAGAACACCATACGAACAGAGCTTCAGATAGTTCTGTTCTAGTATCTCCTTACTGGGCTGAAATACCAGTGTATGCCCTTCAAGGCGGCTAGCAATATCGGCTATTACCAGGCTCTTCCCTGCCCCAGTCGGCAGCACCATGATGGCATTGTTCTTCTTGGCTTTGTTAGCAAAGAAATTTACTGCTGCATCACTGGCTTTCTGCTGATAATCTCGTAGTACATAACTCATAAGCCTTTCTCCTTACTCAGTTTGTCTCCCAAAGCCTTGTAATACTTTGTGAGCTCGATTAACTCAAAATCACTCCATTTCTTTACCTGTCCCGCTTTCCATGCCAGCTTGTCGAAACGCTGCTGTCCGATTTTAGCCTTCAAATTTCTCTCGTAGCGTATCAGATGGTCTGCGCTGAAACGGTTGCACGCCCTGCATTCAGCATGAGCATTATCCTCGTCAAATCTCGTAGCCATGTGGCGGCGCGAATGAAAGTGCCCACAGTCAGCCTGTCCGTATGGCTTTATCTGCCCGCATGATATACAGCGGAAATACCCGTTCGGCATACAATCACGAAGCCGGATATAGCGGCTGAAAACTTTATCGAGCTTGGCCACTAAATCCGGCTTCTTCTTAATCTTGATACCTGCCTTGTCAAATAACGGCAAAGGCTTTTCTTTCTTCTTTTTAGGTTTTCGTTTTATGTAGTATGGCATTATTTAAACCCCCATTCTTTCATATAATCAATATTTTCAGGAAATCCTTCTACCGATTTAGGACTAAGGAATATTTTCTCGCTTTTCAAGTTACCACCTCCCCATTTAGTAGGTGGGCAGTTTTCGTATTCTTCTTTAGAAACTTCACTTACACTAAAGCATGGTTGAAACCCGTACCCTTGGACACTTTCTCCCAAAAGATGACCGAATTTCCGTAATGCCCATTCGATAGCCACTTCTTTTTGAAAGTAATGTTCAGAGAAAACTGCCACATATATTTTATGTTGAAAATATCCTGTTTCTGTTAAATCAGGATGGCATCTGACACAGAAATACTTAATATGTGAAAGTATTTTTTCAACAAACTTCTCGTGCTTTTCGCAATCTTCTTTTGTCAAGAACTCTTTTCCATCATTTGCGATGTAAATAATCTTAGTTATTTCTTTCGTTTCCATATTCTTTGTCTTTGAAATTATTTGTGGACGCAGTGGGAATCGAACCCACCCAACCATCACGGTTTTACTTGCCACATATATTAGCTAATTCAATGAAGCAAGTTCATGGAGATATTGCGCAATTACTCCACTCTAAAGCACGTCCTGTGCTTGCGCCCGCATGCCCGTCTTTCCGGGCTGTCAATTATACTTCGATGATTACGATGTCAGGTGCGATGCCTCTGATGGCTTCAATCTGTTCGTCAATCACCTTGTTCTTGTATTCCTCAATGGCTTCATTCGCACCGGCAGAGACCAAAGAGAGAGAAACTTCCCGTCCATCTACATCAGCATAAATTTCAACCTCGATTTCTTCACACTGAAAACCTTTGAAAAGAGGAATGTTCAGTTTGAATGATTTCGGTAGATTAGAATCTACAACCTGAGAATAGTTATCTGTTTTGTTTCCATTTTCTTCTTTACTACGTTCAATATCCTGATTTACTTTAGCCTTGAAGTTCTTCAAAGTAGAAACCAGCATCATATTTTCAGATTTATCTTTAAAGAAAGCACGGTGCATCTTGAAGAATTGGGACAATTTAATAGGCTCCCATTTCTTGTCGGTGTTGATACCGAACTCCAGCATTTCCTTTGAAGTCTGAAGGATTCCACTGATTACAGTCTGATAGTAGTTGGTTTCATCTATCGTTAATGCTAACCCCATCTTATCACGATTTACGATAATGTTGGCTGACTTCTGATTAATCAGTTCGACACGTTTTTCCAGCCATCTAAAAGGTGCATCTATCGTTCCGCTGATAACCACTTTTTCCGGTTCTTTCGGATCAAGTGCTACAGCCGCTTTACCTTCTCTTAATACTACTTCTATTGGTGTACCATTATAATCCTTTGGTACAACCAAATTGATTTTGTTTTCACTCATAATTAATTGTCTGTTCCAGTTTTACGATTAATACTAAATACTGTTTTCTGCATTTCTTGTGGCATAATAGGACGACTGTAAACCAATTCACCTAATTTGTTGTAGAACCCAGCCATCTTTTCTTCGTGGTAGAGAATTTTGGCACATTCTTCATTTTCCACATACTCTGAACCTCTTTTAATATGGTCCAGAAGTTCCTGCTTTTCTTCGTTCAAAGGTTTCAATCGTTCTTTGAAGCTTTCCATAGCTTCTTTCTTTTCCATTTCAACATCGTTGATAGTGATTGAGACCTCCGCTAACGTTTCTTTCTTCTGTGCTAATTCTTCGGGCGTAAATCGGTGTGTATAGCCGATTTTTTCTACAGAATCAGCATTATCCTGAAGGAACTGCCATCGTTCCTGTTCAGGAATGTCTTGTCCTAAAAATTTATCCATATCATCTATAGCTTTTTAATCCAAATTCATCATAAATACATCTTGCAGTACCCATACCATTATAAACTGGTATATAACTTCTTTGCAAAGCCTTTTCTATTTGATGGATACCGCTGGAGTTAGGATTAATTGATTTTTCAGGATGAAAAAATCGAGCTACATCTTGTGGAAATTTTCTTTTTTTCATAAGTTCAATGTTTTAAATAAATTCTTTATTACGTTCGATTTCTTGTTGTGCGTATATAAGTGCTTGTTGTTCGTTAGCCGCAGGCAAATAGATACCAGCTACAGATGCACTCCAATTTCGGAAACGGTCAATACTTAAAGTCATTTCACCTGTTGTGAGTTCTGCAGAACTTCTCAAATAGGTCACTTCTTTGCCTTTTTTATTAATCGTCTTTCTTTCAAACAAATCACGGTTGCATGTCCTTTTATAAAAGTCAATCTTGGCTTCATCAAGGCTGCAACCGTATTCACTACCGAAATACCCCAAAAGAAGATGTAAATAACTATTCTGTGCAAGTGTGCGGCTGGGCAACTTCTTTCTTACTTCCACAACCGCACGTTCTTTAAATAGTTTGTTTACATAATCCTTGAATTTAGGTATATCATATTCATTTTTCAGATTGAATATCATAGATTAAAAAGGTAAATCATCTTTAGGGTTTCCATTTGCATCTACTTGTGGTGGAAATGCTTGTGCCATTGTTGGTGGATATGATGCCGATGCAGGTTGTGGTACTGGCTGTTGAACAGGTTGTACCGGCTGTTGTACTGCAGGTTTTCGTCCTTCCAATTTATAACAACGTATTGAAGCCATTCTTTTCAATTCTCCATCCTGGTTAGTCCATGACCGTCCTTGTAGAGCAAAAGACACAGTCAAGACATCACCTACCCTATAATTATCAAGTTCAGAACATTTATCTCCAGATAGTTCCAATGGTAAAATATTTTCATACTGGTTTCTTTCTCCCGTATATGGATCATGCGTTGTTGCATCAAGAAGGAACTCACGTTTCAGAAACGGATTACCTCCGTTCTTTGAGGGTATCTGGACGGTCTGACCGATTTCAATCAACCGCCCTGTAATTTGATTACTCATTTATGATACTTTTAATGTTATACTTCCGCTAACAGGTGTGTCAATAAGATACTTATCATAAACACCTGGATAATCTCTTTCAAATGCTTCTTTATCAAATGTCTTTCTGATTGAATCCTTCTTTCTTGTAAATGATATATTATTACCTTTCCATGAATACACCCCTGACTTAACCATTTCTTTCATTACACCATCCATTAACTGCTTTTTCTGTTCTTTCCAATACTTTTCCTGCTCATTGATTTCAATAATCGAATGTTCCATTCTCTGATATTCAACAGGTAATGTATTATTGCTAATAGGTAAAGCATAAGGATTTACAAATTGTAATCCACTGATTTCTGCAGAAAGCAGGTTAACTATTATGTCACTTGGTATTCTTTCTTCTTCTACAAGTTCCGCAATTTCACCTCTTAACCATATTGCAAAAATTCTTTTCACTTTAGCCCATGGATTCTGTAGTTCAAATAGATATGCGTATATTGAAAGCTGCCACCTTACATATTCATTATCAAGTTTATATGTAGTCTTAATATCTCCAAGTGAGAACTCGATTTCACTTTCACGATACACCTTATCTATGCACGATGCGAAATGCTCATTATCAGATACAAGGTATTCACTAACTTCATATACAAGATTGTTTTCCTCTTTTAACTTCTGATAGTTCTTTGCTTCAGGACTGGCATGTGAAACACCTAAATCATCAACCAGTTCACATACTTCGTGAACGAAAGAACCTCTTTCTGCAGCTTTATCTAAAATGAATTGAGGAACATTCTCGTACTTTTTAGGGAATAATTGTCTTTCAATCATTCCCGTAATACCTTGAAGCTGCACACCATTTAACGTATAAGTGTGAGCTTCTTGGTTGAATATGACTTGCGATTTAATTAATTCCATCTTTCAACTGTTTTTTCTTTGCAGACAAAGCTGACATAAATTGTGCATTTGCCTGCAGTCCATTATAATTATTGAATATTGCAGTAAGTGTTTGAATACTTTGTGCGTTTGCTATTTCTTGTAAAGCCATAGCTAAATAATCTGTTTCTTCAGGAGTATTAGCATCCGGATCTTTAGGCTCATCTGTCGGAATAAGAAACATTTGCAACAGGGAATATTTAAGGGCAATACTCATAGCCTTGTTCATACCCTTATCACCTGAATCCATTGCTTCACCCACATTTACCGTTTCTATACTACTGCCATCTGTAGTCATATAACGAAACTTTATAGTTGCTCGTGTAAAAGTATTCGTACCACCAGATTTGGTAGGTCTATTTTCAGTCGTATAACTCTGAACCTCTTGTAAAATAAACACCTCATTCTTTGAGAAAAGCTCATGTAGCTCATTCATTACATTGTCTATACCCCTAAATTTAAAACCCTGCTGTTGGTTTTTCTCTGTCTTGCCGATAGCTTTTGTTTCTTTGAGGATATTAGCTATCTTTCCATAAATTAACTGTCCTTCCATAATCGTGTATTTAAAAACTATTCCTTAATACTTGTGATGGTCCTTCTTTCAAGTCTTTCAGGTCTTTTCTTGAGAATATTTTAGGTGAGTTCTTGTAAACCCCTTTTCGTACCCATTTGGCTGCACCTATAGCAATCTGATGGTCTAACCAACCTTCCCCAAATTCCCTGCAAGCCTGATTATATGTTATTTCATCTTTAGTTGGCTCAAGATGCCGTGCGTACTCTGCAACAGCTTCTCTTGCCGCTTCTCTTATCAGAGCCTGTAATTGCCACGCATCTATTTCCATAAGCATCTCCTTATTTTAAGCAGATAATTGCTGAGAAGCCCGGATATTCTGTTGCCGACACCCTGTACTTCACGTCCATTTTATTCTTTAAGATTCCGATCAGCCGGAGGTCACGATTGCGGCGTGAGGCTTCCAGCTTGATTCCGTTATGCCGTTTCTTATCATACGGGACTTTATAAATATCCCCTTTCTTCATAGCGTCAAACAGCCGTACTGTCTGGTAATTTTCGTCTACTGTAATTTCTCTTACCATAGTTTAAGTATTTGATTGTTTGCTGACAGAACGGGACTTGAACCCGTGACTTCCATGCTAACCCATACATGGTGTTCTACCGCCTGAACTATCTGCCAATAAAAAGTGCCGAACCTCAGAGCCCGGCACTTACCCATTTTTTATAACTCATAAAAACTAATCAACTAAAATGACCAACGATTTAACCATGTTCTTGAAACTCTCAAACTTCGATTCAATCTTTTTCTTTTCTTCCATATAGTACAACATTGATTTTTGGTATTCCTCAGATTTACTTTGTAAATTCTGTGCGTATGCCACAAGTTCATCCTGCGTCATTCCCCGCAATTCTTCATTTGTTTTCATGTCTATTCTTTTTAATGTTATTGATTTCTGTTTCTATCTCTTTATCAAACAGCTCGCGTCTGTCAAGCTCACGAGAACGAGCCGCCAGTATAGCATTGATGTCTGCGAAATCATCACAGATGCTTTTTATTGTTTCTTGCAGCTCGTTCATCTTTATCCATTTTATAAGCGGCCCATAAGCCAGTTATTACAAATCCTGAAAATCCGATCCAATAGACCGGATTCAAATCCTGATTGAAGTGCATCACCACCACTGATAATGCACAGAGAAAAAGAAGTATTTTCATAACCGTGCGTATTAAATATCGTTCCCGTGGGCGTTCCGGTGGTTGCCTTGCCGCTTATCCAAGGTTGGGTAAGCCACGGGTATATGTCTTGCTAGTGTCTAATCAGTTAAGATTGTATTTGTAAGTGACCTACACTCACTTGCAATCGTATAAGTGTCTTTTTGTTTTCTCAGTGATTAATGCGCTGCGTTTGCTTATTGCAGTCCATTTATCGCATCCTTTTCACTGCGCTGTTATCGCTACTCAGTCGTCCGTTTCACGTCAGGCTTAACAGCAAGCCTAAATTTTCATCATGTCAAAGAACCAATCAAGTAGAACCCTGCCCGATTCTCGCTATCGGTTGCCGTTCAATCCGTCAGCAGGGCGTATCTGTTACCAGCATATTACAGGCAATCCTTGTAATTGTTGCAGGCTGATGTAGTCCATACCGTCATCTTCGCTGTAATCATCGCACTCGTAAGATCTCAGCGACTCTATTTCTTCTTCGATAATATCTTCGATGTCTTGTTTGCAATCTGCATTGTATTTGCTACAAACTTCTGATTCAGACATGCCTCTAACAGATTCTAACTCTCTGTAGAGTTCATCTAGTTTGTTACTGACTTCTGTTGCTCTCATAATCGTGGGTATTTATAAGGTTATCAGGTTAGCTTTTTTAAAGCATCTGTATTCTTGCTTCTCTGTATCGAAGTACACCTGAACGGTGTCATTCTTCTTTCTGTTATCACCACTTGTCGCAGGTATTAGGTTTTCTTTCAGTGTACCGTAGGCCTCTCTGATGCTACCGTCTACCTTTTTGAAGTAGAACTTCACAATTTTTTGCTTCATAGCTGATTTAAGTTTCATGTTCGCCCAAGCGCATTTCAAAGCTTCACTCATAGAGAAACCGTTTCTCTTTACAAACTGCCATGCAAGGCTCATAATCTCGTGTAATACATTTCTTTTCATAATCGTGTGTATTATTGATGTTATTTGCTATCTTTGTTTCGTATCAGTGTTACGTTTCTGATGCAAATGTACCAATATTATTGATATATCACTGATATTACAGTGAAAATATCAGTGATATTAACTTTATTTTAGTTTTCACCTCAATAATATTACTGATATGTATGATTTAAAAGGATTCAGACAAGCATTCGGACTTACACAAAAAAATATTGCAGATATTCTTGAGTGTGGTCAAGCCAATATTTCGGGTATGGAAAAATCTATGAGAGATTTAGAACCTGAACAATACAAGAAGTTATGTGCACGCTTTGACGTTGCATCTGTAGACAAGTTCAAAGTATCAGATTTTATTCAAGAGAATAAGAAAAAAGAATCAGAGCCCCACATAAGTTTTTCAGAAGGTGTACCTTATTATAATGTAGATTTTATAGGAGGCTTTGATATTGTCTTAAATGATCAAACAACTAAACCTGAATATTTAATTGACTTCAAGAAATATAATGAAGCAACCTGTTGGTGTAATGTTACAGGACATTCTATGGAACCTGAGATCACACATGGAGATATTATAGCATTAAAAAAAATTGAAGATATCTCTTTCCTCCCTTTGGGTGAGGTATATGCCATTGTAACAACAAATGGGATGAGAACGATTAAGAGATTAGGCCCATCAAGTGATCCTAAATGCTATACTTTAGTTCCTACGAATAAATCTCCAGAATATGGTATTCAGGAACTTCCTAAAAATATGATAGAACATATTTTTCAAGTTCTAGGCTGTATGAAAAGATTATAGTTATGAAATTCAACCAGTACCTTTGGAATCTGTACAAGAACTCCACTCTAGGAAAGACTGCCATATCTGCTTTTGGAGATAGAAAAGAGTGGATAGAAGAAGAACGTCTTTTTGAGAAATACAATCCCCAAATTAAAGATGGATTCAATTCTAAAATGATTTGCGAAATACTGGAAGATTTCTGGTGCTATAAAGTATCAGAATATGAAGGTACAGAATTAAAATCCCTGGATGATGCCGGAAAGCTGTATGAAGAAATCATATCCACCGGTCTGATAATTGAATCAGAGGAAGTCCTAAAGATTGCTGACTTTGACAGGATGTTAGAGTTTGTACCATTCGTGTCAATGGAATTGAATTATTTATTTAGAGAATATTTCTTCCCTTACATCTACATAGATGAGTTTTATCAGCTTACAAGGCTTGCGGACTACTTTGAAATAGAATTACCTCCAATACCAGCGAAGTCAGACTATAAAGTTAGGTGCATGTATTATTGGGAACTATGCAAGATTTTCTATCAGTTCAGAATCGAAAACAGTTTATCTCCTGATGAGTTAAGCGCATTCATGTACGATTATGTTCCAAACCTCCTGACCAAAGAAGATAATACAGAAATGCCAAAACCATCCGTGGCATGGTTTATTGGAGGATTAATTAAGGGATATGGTAAAGAGTGGACTACCGGGTTCTGGCAATCCAGTAAAGACACAAAGAGAGGAGATATTCTTATCCACTATGAAACTTCCCCTGTTAGTGCTATTACCTGTTTGTGGATTGCGCAAACAGATGGAGTTATAGATCCTTTCTTCCATTATTATAGCAATACTTATATAGGGAACAGAATCGAAATTCCGCATATTTCTTTAAAGGAACTAAAAGCCGATGAATACTTTTCAGATCATCCGCTTGTGAGAAAGAACTTTCAAGGAGTCAACGGATGGCCAGTTTCAGGAAAAGATTATGCAGAACTCATGAGAATGATAGAAGGAAAAGGATTTGACATATCCGTACTTCCACAGATTTACACCCCTTCATTACCTGAAGGAATCACTATTGAAAACGAAAGAGACGTTGAAATGAATCTGTTGGAACCGCTGTTGAACGAAATGGGATGGTATGAACATAAGGACTATATCCGTCAGTTGCCAATTCATGCAGGAAGAGGACATCGGATTTTCCCTGATTATGCACTTCATTATGATAACAAGCCAGAAGATGAAAAGGCAAAGGTGTTGATTGAAGCAAAATACCACATGAAGAATAATCAGGAAATAGAAGCGGCATTTCTTCAGGCCTTTTCTTATGCCAAGCTGCTTCTGTCTTCGGTAATCATCTTGTGTGACAAGGAATGCATCATGGTTTATGATGACAAGAATGGATTTAGTAGAAGTCGCTACAAAAAATACTACTGGGAGGATATGAAGAATCCTGATTTGTATAATGAATTAAAGAACAAACTAAATATCTGAATCTATGAAGAAAATACTGTTGACCATACTGGCAATATCGCTGTTCGGATGCGGAGGGAACAAGCCGTCCCAGGAACAGAAAGATAAGGCAGACAGATACATCCAGAGCCTCGTGGATGCCGACATAGGAATCTACAAAGGAGAACTGACCGACGCCAACTTCCTCATCCTTGCCGTGGATGCATACTCAGGGGCGAATTTCGATGCCTATGCACGCACCTATCTCGAAGAGGCGCAAAGCAAAGGACTAGAAATAAAAGGAGTCTACATTGTAGATATTAAGAACTGTCAGTTCGGTGACGGATGGGTATCTGGGGATAGAATAGGAAAAGCATTCAAATAAATTAAGCCGAAGGTCAATCCTCCGGCTTTTCTTTTGTATAAAAACTCCAATCAAATAAATCTATGAGTTTCCGGTTTGCTTCCCACAAGGGCTTAAAGTCCTTTTCAATATAAACCCTTGCAAGAGCCAATTTCGGATCACTATGATTAAGCATTTCATCCACACGTGCAATATCTATTCCTAATCTATTGGCACAAATGGATGCCATTGAGTGCCGAGCATAATAGAAATTCAAGTCAGGTACACCAATCGTCTGCCCCACCTTCTTCAAACCCAAATTTATCGCCTTGTTGAAATCATCGGCCGACACATACTTCTCAGAAAATGAGAACACACGGTCTTTCCCCTTATATCTATCAAATAAAGAAGCGATCTCAGGCTCCACTTTTACCTGTATGAAAGCATTATCCTTCCGCCTTCCTTTCGTTTTTTTCCGCTCATAGGATATAATCCCATCCTCGAAGCCAATGAGATCATACATATCAGCAGAATTTATCCCCATGAGTGCGAATGATAAAAGAAACACGTCTTTCGCCATATTCAACTGATAGTATGGGCTCCCATTCCGGAAGTATGGAAGGTCTATAATCTCCTGAATCTGCTCGACGGTGAGGACACGGGAAGCAGTCTGAATATTCTCTGGCATGGTATATCTATTAAAAGGAGAAAGAGGTATTCGTATCAGTCCGGCTTCGTCATCATTATACTCATACTTTGCCTGATTGAACACAGCTTTGAGAACAGTCATGTACAACTTTATGGCATTATTCTTTTTCGTCTGACCTTTAGATAACAATGGAGAGCTGCTTTTATTCATACCTCTCATGGACGGTTCGCTTCTCAGAAATCTTTCATAGTTTTTTAGGAATGATACAGTGACCATATTAACATCAAGACTACCACTAGCAAATCTCTCCAATGCGTTCATCGCCACGCGATAGGTATGGGCACTTCCCTCACGGCCATTCCGCTCCATATCATCAGCACATTTCCTTCCGTATGCAATTATATCAAGGGAAAAGACTTCGTCTTCTTGAATATAACTTACTACCTGATCAATATTCCACTTTTCAGCACACACACCGGCCTTGGCCAGTTTTCTACGATAAGATAAAATCAGTTCATCCATCAGGTCGATAACCGCCTGATTCTTGATTCTGATTTTCTCAACACCACCCTCTTTCTTCTTTGTGATATCAGAAGAAGAAACATATTGTGATGTCCGTATGTATTTTGATTTTCTGTCCTGGGTAACACGTATCTTTACATTATATGTTCCATCCTCTCTTTTCTGGTGAGGAAAAACAACGACCTTGAATGTAGCCAT